CACCGTTTTGCAGTCTTCACTTAAACGAACCTTTGATATATCTACATGATAGTAAGAAGCTGGTTTATCTTTTAGAATATTAGGCACTACCAATATAGCATACCCACCAAACAACTCATAATCTAATGCTAATTTCTTTAATAATACTTCGAGTGTATCATTTGGATTTGCTTTGTTTATAAACTTGTCAGTTTCTGCTGTTGGGTTAGTGTGAATTACTCCACGCCCTACTACATAACTGGCTTTACCTGTTACAATAGCACCATGCTTTGCACTTTCGTTAAATAGCTTAATTAACTTTTGCGGATAGTCATTAAACTTTCCCCAAAACACCCATTTCTGATTCCCCTTTTTTTCTTGAAAATCCTCTACCTTGGTTACGGCTAATTTTATTACTTTAATATTATTGCTCATTCGTATATACTTTATTCGTTTGTACTAAATTAGTGTAGTATGTTTCTGTGTATGGTTCAGCTATTACTTGTACTTTGCCATATTCAATCGGTTCACCAACTGGCACTAATCCGTTGCGCTCTTGATAAATTTTGTATTGATAAAATCCACTCACAAAATCAACCACCCCGTTATATAAGTCTTCGGTTGCGCTATCTAAAATATAAAATACTTGATATTGTGCGCTTGTAGTGTAATTAGCAGTAAAGTATTTCTTTACAAGTGTAGTTGCATTTTGAACCTCGAATAAATATTGAGGCACGGTAACAGTTGTCTTTTCTGCAAGAGTTAAATATACCTCGTTAAGTTCGCCTTTGTTAATGCTAATCATACTAATAAAACAAAAAACATTGATTATTTTACAAAACAAAAAGCCACCCCGTTAAGAGTGGCCTTTAAACAATTAGAAAATATGGATTAAGCTGTGAGTGTGGCGTATGTTGCTGAAGTGATTTCTACCATTGATAATTCTTCTTTACCTGTGAACACCAACGTATAACCATTCATATCTCCCATGGCTTGACCTGTTACGGCTGTTCCCGATTTAGTTAAACCGTTGTTCCAACCCAATAACCAGTACTTACCATTTCTATCAGCTACAACCACATCTAAACGGGCTTGTGCTAATATTCTTAATTCATTACGGGTAGTAGTGTTTAGTTTATGAAGCATTACATTTAGTACTTGCTCATAAAACACCGTTCCATTTACATCGTTTTCGGTTTCTGTTTCAGTAAACGAGGCAGTCTCAGGACGAAATTCGTATTTGTACCAACCACTTGTAGCAATAGCACTCACAACATTTGCTGAGGTAAGTGTAATATCGTTAGTGCTTGGGTGCTTACGTAATTTCAACTCCTTTATACCACCAACCGAATTACGGCAGTCAACTGTGATATTTGTTGTTAAATTACACATATTATTTTAAAATATGGGGCGGTATTTCACGCCCCTTGTTAATTATTAAGCTACTGTGATTACTTGACGAACAATTTGTTCAGGGTAGTAAACTTGAACACCCATCATACCCTCTAATGCGAAACGCACTTCGCGGTTATCTTGTGAATACCACATATCCATCAAGGTTGATTCAAATGGGTTGTCTACACCGATTACAAAGTTTGAAGCCTGACCAGCCCAGATTCTGTTTGAGTTAGTCAATCCGTTTAACGCTACAACTTTAACGTTAGTGCCTGGGTGTACGATTTCAAAACTTGGAGTTCCACCTTCAACCGCTGCATTTCCATTGTAGTGGAATAAGTTTAATTGACGTAATCTTGTCAAGTATTCGCGGAAACGAGGCATTGAGATGTAAACTTGGGTATCTTCTTTATCGATTACCTCAGCTGGGATAGCGTTAATAACACCATCGATAATATCAAATGAAGTTGAAATTGACCATGCAGAAGTAGCAGGATTGAAAGAGTTAGCCGAAGTAGCTACGTCTAAAATCTTGTTAAATCCGTCAAACTTATTCAAGTTCGCATCACCTGAACCTGTATCACCTAGCCAAATTGCGCGCTCGATAATTTCACCAAAACGACCTACAACACCATCCATAAATACTGATTCTAATTCAGTTGGCATTGATTGGTTAGCCTGTTGACCAACTGGTAAATAAGCGCGTGTAAAGTAAGCCTCAAGGTCTTTAATACAAAACGGCATATTGATTTTGTACGAACCAGGGGTTAAAGTACGTTGTGTTAACGCTACGCTGTTAGCGGTAGTAGTAGTCCAACCACATCCACCTGCTTGTAGTGAAAGATTAACAGCGGCACGGTTTAAGGTTGTTGCACCTTTATATCCTTGCTCAACTGTGAAAGTACGGATTGATTTCGAAGTGAAAAATGCGCGCAACTTTAAAGCGGTAGCATTTTGTTCTGTGTAGGCTGTAAGCCCTGCTAAATTAAAACTTGACATTGTTATAAATTTTTATTTGTTGATTCGTGATAAATAATTGTTTACTAATTCTGAAACCTCATCTTTTGCGGTAACTTCTTTTGCTACCTTAGTGAAGTTTTGTTTGCTTGCAGCTTCTTTTGATCCTGACTCGCTATCAGCAATTTTGTTTAATAAGTCAAACACCTGCTTTGCAAATTCAGCGTTTTTAGTTTTTTCATTTTCAAAGGCTTGCTTTGCTTCTGACAACTCTGATTTGTAAGCGTTAATTTGCTCGTTAAATTTGTCGGTAGCTTCAGCAATTTTTGCATTGATACCGTTAGCGATTTCAGCAAATTGGGCAGCCATTTCTTCTTCTACTTTCTTATCGTCCTTTTTCATTTCGTCCTCGATTTCGATTTCTGTAATAGCACCTGTTTCATCAACTGTGATAACTTCGCCTGAAGCTAATTGATGCTCACCCGCTGGGGCTGTAACTTTATTGCCCTCGGCATCAATAACCGAAACAACCGCGCCAGCTTCTAATGCTGGTTCAATTACTACTTGTGTAACTCCATCTGCTAAGGTTGCTTCTACAAACTTTGCAGGTTCAGCCTCATTAAAAAGTATTTTCTTAATGTCGGCCAATCTTTCTTTAACTAAACTTTGAATGTCCATTGTGTATAAAATAATTAATGTTAATTGTTACCATTTATCAATGCCTTGGTGATTTCTTCAATCAATTTAGCATCTTCCTGTTTTTCGTATTCGTATTTAAATAAACCCTCTACGCTGAAGCCTTTAAACTCACCTGTCTTTATAAAGTTTTCCCAAAGGTTTTTATCTGTTATTTTGTAAGTTCCCCACCATGTTCCGTCTGGCAATTCGTCATATCCTTTTGGAGTTTCTACGCCTCTGGACTTGTCAATAAAAAACGTTTCAATCATTGTCGCTCCGTTCACTACTTCGTCCGAATCGTGCATGATATTAACCGAATTATGCAACCCGTTTTTAAAATACTTAAGCGCACATTGCTCAATGGTATCACGGTCAAATATTACATAGTGTTCGCCTTTTTCATTATCCCTGCGATATATAGGTAAATCGGGAATCATTAATGGCCCGCTTACTATTTGCCTGTCTCCTACCTGTTGGAATTTTATAGGCTTACTATTATTGAACGCCTGCCAATTAACTTGAATGGCTGGGTTATCAACTAAGGCAACGGCCTCTAATCCCAATTCTTCTTCATCAACTACTAACTTATAAATAGGTAAGTTCATATAACCTAAAACAATTTGAGTTCACATTTACCTTTTAACCAATAGTCCTATTGCGTTCAATTACATCCACTCTATTCATTGTTCCTCTTATGTCGCTTTCAACTACAAATACCCTTGTGGCCTGTGGTTGGTTGCTTAATTGAATATCACCCGCACCTTGAACAGTTGCGCCTTGTGCTGGGGTAAAACTTGGTGGAGCAGGGGTATTAAATGAACGGCCTCCGCCTGAACCACTACCACCCATTGATGGATTTCTTGACTTTACTATTTGAACAGCACGTGCAGTATTTACGGCAATGATACCTGCAATGGTAGCAAACTTTGCAATACCCGCCAATCCCCCTGTGGCTACGTTATCCGCAGAAGGGCTTGACGTAGTATTTAATGCTTTAGTAATAGCTTGTGCTGAATCGTATGCTATTTGAGCCAATGCGATTGTCTTTGAAACATTATCATTTTGAAGCAATGCCGCATTAATAGCCCCTGCAATATTTACACTTTGTTGTGAAATTTCGTTTTTTGCCTCAGCTATTTTTCTTTCAGTCTCTATTTCCCTTTGCGCTTCGCGGTCTTTTTTAGCCCGTATCAAATCCATTGCCGCCTGTGCCTTTTCAGGGGTTGGCAATCCAATCATTTTAAATACATTGTCTTTTTCTCCGCCTATTGTTTCGCGTACTTCAAGTTCACGCCTGAAATCCTCATCGGCTTTCTCACGTCTTTTTTGTTGATATTTTGCTTCGGCCTCAAGTTTCCATTGGTTTAATTCCTCAATGTGCTTGCGTTCTTTTTCCTGACGTTTCTCAAACTCTTGCTGCTCAAACTCTTTTGTGGCTTTTGCTCTATCCGCATCCGATTGTGCTATTTCTCTATTTGCTTTTTCACGGGCCATGGCTATTAATGCGTTAGCCTCTTGCTGAGTTCGTACACCCTCTTTTACACTTTCGTTTAATTCCTGTTGTGTTTTTCTAAATTCTAAATTAGCCTTAATCTTACGCTGGGTAAACTCATCGTATTTATCCGCACTAAGTTCAAATATTTTGTTTTGAGTTTCTAATAACTTAGCATTTTGCTTTAAAATTTCTGCCTGACTTGGCCCTAATCCAATAAACTCTCGAACAACTTTTACAACTTTTTCCCAATTAGCTACTAATAAACCCACAGCAACAGCAGCCGCCCCGATACCTGTTGCAATCAAAGCACCTCTTAATGTTCCTAACGCTGGGATAACTTGACTTACAATCATGGTGCGGATTTGCATAAATGCTCGTGGAGCATCTTCTAATGCGGCCAATCCTTGTGTTAATGCCATTGCTCCATTAAGCTGTACCAATAACTTTTGTAAATCCTCACTTTCGCTACCAAACAACGCCATTGCACCTTGGGCCGCTGTGAATCCACCTGCTATACCTTGAACCGCTTTACCAAATGCCTGAAATTGCCCAGCACCTGTAAATGACTGTATCGCATCATTGGTATCGTCTATTTGATCGCGTAACTGTGCAACTCTTTTCTGTGCTGCCACAGCTTCCGCACTTCCGAAATCTTGTGAACTTAATTTTTGTGCCTCTTGTACGGCCTCACGAAGTTGCGCTTTAAGTGATTTTATATTGGTATTAGTTTTTGGATCTACTTCTACCTCTAATCCTATTTTTGTTTCCATTATGATTCGTATTGTATTAATTCTACTTCAACTGGTTCTTGTATTATGGTGTTATATGAATTTATCTTACCTATTAAAAACAAAACACCGTCAATAATAACCTTGTCATATAACTTCAAGTTGTTTATTTCAAACGGTTCTAATTTTACATAGCACCTTAATAATTTTGCGTTAAGTCCTAACTGATTATTAATGTCATTCTTATAATAGGTTTGATATAACGTGCTGTTTGCGTTAAGAGTTACCGTTGAGGCTTGGTAATAAATTTGACTTGGTAAACCAAACAATGTACTTTCGGTTACGTTAATCGGATTATTAAACTCACCAACATAAGCATACCCTGAAGAATTAATAAGATTAGAGGCAGAAAAATACCATTGCCAAAATGCCGTTCCCTCTTCTATCCACCCGCCCCAAATTCCGTATCTATGTTTACAGTCAACTGGTTGGCGATTGCCGTTGTTTAAATCGTATAGGTGTTGGGTCTTTGGCCTGTTTATAGCCGTGCTTACTGTAATTGGTGCGCTGCTACTTAACTCTACTTCTTTAGGCTCTTTTATAAACTCGTTTTCGTTTATTATGTCCTGCTCACCATACACCTCGGTAAATTGCTGTTTGTAAAGTTTAGAGTAATAATCATTGTCATCCTGAAATTTAAACTGCAATTCTTTCCAACTTAACTGCCCCACAGGTACTATTGTGTAATCCTGTGAACGGTCTACTTTATCAGTCCAATCATAAGTAACCCCTAAGCTATAAAAACTATCCCTTGGCTCGACTATGTACTTAGTGCCATCAAAAAACATATACAAATTGAACAGCCTAAGCATATCAACGATAAAGTCTTTTTGCTTGTGCTTATTGCTTATTGCATTTGCTATTGTGTACGTATCACCCAGCGACAATGTGTTTTTATTTGGTGTTATGCTTAAAGTTGAACCGCTTAACACTTGTGCGCTTGCGGTAAGTGATGCTGGCAATGTTGCGCTTACTGACAACCTAAAATCAAATGTTGAGTTTATTGCAGATACAAAGAAGTCCTTATAATCAAAAAGTATATCACCCGTTGCGGCTGTATATGCAAAGTCTATTGTTTGGCCTGAAGTGTAATTGCCGTTTAAAGTAAATGTTTGGCTAATCGTTAAAGGTGTACCAAATCCAACCCCATCAGAAAATGGCCTAACCGTTAATGTTACATTGTAAGGTTGGTTTACAAAATTTGCTGAAGTTGTTAACGTCAATCTACTTTGCAAACTTACTTTCGCATTAATGTCATAACTTCTAAACGAATTACAAGTAAAGATACCTGTGGTGTTATTGTATCGATTGTCAGGGTCTAAAACGTCATTGTTAAAAATAATTGTGTTATAACCCGATGGTGCAAAAGTGTAACCTGTATTTGTTGACCTACTTACGCGGGCCGAAATATTATTGTATTGTGTGGTGGTTAAATTAGGTAAGTCCTTTTTGCAATCCATGTACACGAACTTATTAAAACCGCTTGTAGTAATAAAGCTACTATCATACACTTCACCATACTTTTGAAATATCCTATCCCAAATATGCCTGCATTTTACGGCTAACCTTTGATTGTTAAAAGGTACACGCCAAAACGGGTATGTGCTTAATTCACTTGTATTGCCTGAATCCACATAGTAACGTTCAGCCACTCTTATACTTGCCACAAAGTTATTGGCCCTTGCTTTGCCACCATCAGAATCACACCCAACCGTTACGGCTGATGTGGTTTCTAAACTTACATCATTTGCACTTGTGGCATTACCTGTGATGTAGCTATCACCCATTTTGCTAAATAGGCTTTTGCCCTCGCTGTATAACACCCCTATATATTGGTGGCCTGTTTGTGTGCGTTTTATTTCAAGCAACTGAAAGAATCCATCTAAAACATTTGAAGCCCCTATTTGTAAAAAAGCAACTACTCTTAAGTTAGGATTAAAGGTAACGATATTGTTGTCCTTACCTACTATGAACAACTGTTTAAATATAGAATCATTATTTGCAGTTCCAGGCAATGTGATACTTTTTGAACTGCTTACTTTGCGGGTAGCTGGGTTCATTACATCACTAATCGAATAGTCAACCACTATTGGATCAGCCTCGGTTATGTCCGCCTCAATACCTCCTATGTATAGTTTAGGTGTTATCATTTCGCTTGCCTTTCGTAACTTGCTTTCTCAGTAACGGTCAATTCAATTTGGATTAAATCACCGTTTGTCTTTTTTCTGTACTCGAATGAATCGTTATTAACCGTTACAGGAATACGTTGTGGGATGTCGGCATTTAAACCTGTGGTTACAGTTCCAAATGTACCATAGGCCAAACTTTGAATACTTGTCGATGTGCTTGTTCCTGTAATAGACAAGGCCGTACCTGTTTGTTTAGCGATTAATCTAAATGCTAATGATGCACCCGAAATATCAACCACATCATAAAACGCCCCTATTACGCTGGCCCTTATTAACGGAATTAACTCATCTGCAACAGCAGCCGCATCTGGGAATAAGTCAGTATCAACGGCCTGAGTATAAGTGTATGTCCCATTGGCGTTAGTTACCGAAAAGAACCAACCTGCATTTACATAGAAATCACCACCAATATCGGGCACAAGAGTAAACGTAAAGTCAACTTGTGATTTACGGCCTGGTATGTAATTACCGTCAAATGCGATAAATACATTATTGCTTTCTACTAACTCACTCAACGCCTCGCTTTCGGCCTGTGTTAACCAATCGCTGTTTAAAGTGTGTTGGCGTTTTATATTACTTGCAAATGTGTTAGTTCCTTGTATGCTGTAAGGGGTGTTTAATCCAAATCCGCGTTTAAAGTTTTTACGATCAATGTTTGATTGCTTTGTTGACTTACGGTTAAATACATATACATCTTCAGCCCCGTACTTGTTTTGAAAATAAACATTAACCGCCTCGAACCGCGTACACTCGCTATTCAATAACACTTCATAAGGTTGTGTTAGCGGGTTGGTGTTGCCTTGTCTTATCAGTTCAACCGTGTATCGTGTAGTGCCTGATGGTATGGTAAATTGCGATGGGCTAAAGTCTAATCGTTTGTAGGTTTCAAAAAAAGTGCTTGTAGCCGAACCGCTTGTGGTGTTTAGTAATGTCGCACCGTTAAAGAATTTAACAAGGTAACGCGAAGCCCTGCTATTGTTTAAAACATCTAAGTTTAATTCTGTACTGTTTACTATTTTTCGGTTAGGTAGTGATGTTAAAAACCTCATCCCAATTCCGCTTGTGCCGCTTGTGGTTACATCATTGTACAAGTTCAAAGAGTTATAGTTTTGATACTCGCTTACTGGTAACGCTCCGTTATATCCAACAAAACTAAACGCGCTTGTCGGTACATAAACAGGTGCAGCACTTGTACTCGCAGCCGACTCAAACCCCATCTGTACGCTAATTGAATATGCTTGCTTTTGAAATGGGTTAATAGGCCATGTTTGAAACTCTTTGCGGCTTTGTAAAATATCCGACAAATTAAAAAAACCGTATGGGCTTAATTGTGCTTCTGATGTTATCGGCCTTGCTTTAAACCTACCTATGCTTGCCGTATATGGCACGCTGTCATCAATCAAAGTTACATCCATGCAAAATTGAAACTTAGGTTGGCTTGCACTTGTCGAAGTACACAATACCTCTAAGTCATTGTATATCGGCTGATAACCTGTTGGCCTTTTAACTAATGTAAAACTCATAATTCTAAAATCTGTATTGCGGCTGATTGACCTGCTATTTTAGCAATGTCCATTTCGGCCTGTTGAATTAATTTAGGTGTAATCGCTCGCTGTATTACCTTGGTTGCTTTTATACCCTTGTTAAAAATCTTTTTCTGCAAACTCTTTGATGCCATGTACAATTCCTTTTTAGGTGTGCCGTACTTCATTATCAAGTGTTTTTCCATTACTTGACGCGGTGGCATTTTAGTTGTGTATTGATACGGGCTTTCACGTGAAGCCGCATAGGTAAACCTTTTACCCTTTACCCCTAAATCTTGATACTTCAAGTAATTAGGTACGGTAAAATAAACCAATACTGAATTAACATTGTTATCCGTGGATATTGCACCACCTACCGTTTGATACGCATTACCTGAACTGATTTGATTTTTACGCGCGATATTTGCCTGCACTCCTTTTTGCATACGTGCAACGTACTTTGTAACTACTCGCTGAATAGGTGTCATTGCAAGTGCATTAAAGTTTACTTGCTTCTGTCCGTACCTTTCCAAACCCTTACCTTTAAGGAATTTATCTTGTAGCCTGTTAGTGGATGCACTTGGTAATATCACACTTTTAAAACAAAAAAGTCAGGCTATTTACCTAACTCCTGTTTCATCCTATCCTTAATATCAGCCATGTGATTTAGAAACTCAATAAGCGTTATTTCATTAAGATAGTAACCATAGTCTTTCCGTTTTCCGTTGCTCATCCTGTAGAGGACATCTAACCACGACCGTTCGAGGCTAACCTCGCTTGTTCCGCTTCCACTTTCTTCATCAGTTCCTCCGCTTGCTTCAGCAAATAGGTTCGGGTAGCATCTAATGATGCCGTGTAAAGATGATAAAAAAAAAGCGCGCTACTATACGCAAAGTCGGACGGCATATCCTTATAAAATATTTCCGCGTACTTTATGGCCTTTTTACTATTGTATTTTCTTTGATACCACGGCCTGCAAAATATAGCCATAATTTTATGCATATTCTCAATTATATCCTCATCTGTTTTGGTTAATAGGCTAATGTCGATATACTGAGCTGGCAAAATATTTTTTATCTCTAAATCCATACGCCATAATTTACCACCCAAAAAGAAACGTTTAGCCGCTTTTGCTGGTGGCAGTTCCTTTGTAAAAGTACATTGGCCTATAATATTAGTCAAGTCAACCAATGATAAGTTTTCTTCTACCCATTCAACTGGCTTGTCAAGTAGTGCCGAAACTATCAACACGTTCCTATCAAGGCTTTCAATATCCCTCATCTCTAATGCAGCACGTAACTCAATAAACTGCTTAATCTTTAAGTCGCTCCACTTTTGCGGTATTCTCATATATGTAAAACAAAATTAGTCAATAATTATCTTATGGCATATTTGCCACTCATACCTTGCATTAATTTATTTAACGCTAAATATCTCACGCTATCAATCCCGTGGTTTAAATAGTCAACTGTTCGGCCCGTGTGTTTGCCATCCCGATCTGTTTCCCATTTGTAAGCCCTTAACTCTTTTATGAGGTTTACACTTGACTGGGTTACGTTTAATTTATAACGCTTTAATACGTCTATGGATGTATTGATACTGTCCTTACCTTTTAGTGCGCCTTGGATGTTGAAACCTTGCCGTCTTATTTCTTCAATACTTTTCGGTTCAGCACTATCCGCGATTATCACCTCATTGCGTATGCCTTTTGATTTTAGCACATTACAAATATCTGGGTTTGTCAATCCTGATTGGTAGCACACCTCATCCAACCATAACTCACCATCCTGTTTATAAACCGCTGTTATTGCGGTAGGGTCATTTGTAAATCCAAAATCTAAACCGTAACCAATTAAAGTTGCATCGGCAGATATTGAATGACATGAGGCCCAGTTGTTAAATACTAAATCTTTTAGCTGCCCTCGTTCACCTAAACCAAACACTTTCCAATATTCAGGGTCTGCATCCTTTAAGGCTTCAATCTCTCGAATGATGTATTCGCTTAAATGTGGGTTGTCTTTGTAGGTGGTTACTAACAAGCCACAATCCTCACGTGTAAGTACATGGTCATAAATCCATGAGTCCACCATGGATGGGTTATAGTCAATGATTATTCGGCCCGTGGTTCTGAACACTAACTGCCGCCATTGTTCAAGTGTTATTTCGTTGGCCTCGTTTACAAATAAAAGGTCTCGCTTCCTACCTCTTAACTTCTGCTCATTGTCAACGCTAAAAAACTCAATCGTGCTCCCGTTTAAGGTGTACACGTTTTCGGTCATATTATGGTTGGATTCCGAGTACAAACCTAAATTTGTTAGTATCTCCACAAAGTCGCGCATAGCCGAAGCCTTTAACGCTGGCAACGTGGCACGGACTATTGAGATAGTTAACCCTTTATACTGCATACATTGGCGCACAATCCATTGCAATGCTGAATACGTTTTTCCCGAACGTGTACCGCCTTGTAATGCAAGTACACGCTTTTCACTTATATTCTTTTCAATAAATACAAAGTTCGGGTTGAGTTTCATTTTATACGAACGTTTTAAAAGGTCGTGTTTTGAGGCATTTTTTTACTGAAAAAAAGTATAAGCGGCTGTTTATTCAATTTTCTTAGTCAGCCAATCGGGCAAACTTTGAATGTTCACATTACTTTCAACCTCTACTTTATCACCGTACTTCTTCGGCTTCAGCTTTGCGGCTATCCATTTGCGGGCCTCAACCTGTAAACGGGAACGGGCTATATTCGCTGCATTACCTACATCACCAAACTCACCCGCCTGAGTATCACCTGTTTTATCGTCTGCTAACTTGATTATTTCATCGGCTAATAAATCGGCCTGCTCTTCGCGCGCACGCGTGTATATGTTAAGTAATTGACTATCATCCTTAATCCATGAATAAAAGGCCACACTACTTACACCGTGGTTTTCGCATACCTCTTTTAAGCCTTTACTTGAAGTTGCTATGTCTTGACATATTTTGTCAAACAGTTCTTTACTGTATTTCCCTTTGCCCATGGTTAATCGTTTGTTTGTGGTTTATCATAATTACAAGGCTCACCTATTACTTGCTTAACGTGCATTATTTGGTGCATTTGTCCGTTTAAATAGGTTACGTATGACTTAAATACTATTAACTGGCAGTTGTGGTGATATGCCACACTATCATTTAATATCCATTGTTCGCTCTTAATTTCAGTTGCCGGTAGCGTGTAGCTTTCTTTTTCGCAGCTTACTAATCCAATTAGCATGGCTGCCATTATTAATGTTTGTTTCATTCTTTCACAAAGATAGCACTTATTATATTAATGTCAATATTTGGCCTTTTTCTGATTATGTCTTCTACATTAGACATCGCCTTTAAGATATACCCATTACGCCTGAAATGCTTAACTAAACTTTCTGCATTAAAGTGATGTAAGTGTTCATTTGGCCTCAAATGTGGATAGGCATAAGTTAAATACCCTAAATCGTTTGGCATTGAGCAGTTAGGTACACTTACATAAACAAACTGAGTATTGAGGTTTTTAATAAAGTTGATATCCTCAAAGTGTTCTAATACGTCAAACATACATACCACGTCTACATGATCATAAATGCTTTCTGTATATTGAACGCCTTGCGGTGTTGGTATGCCTGTGATGTCATGGCCTAAACATTCTATGCCTGAATCCGCGCACAACTTTATAAAATCTCCTGCCCCATAGCCTATCTCTAATAATTTGTAAGGCTTGCCTATACACCCCATCATATATGCAAATCTTAAGTGGCTCATGTTTGCCCGCTTGTCTGGGATATTCCCGTACCTGTCTAAGATGTAATCAAAGTCATACTTAATTATCTCAGGATTTACCTGTTGCAATACCCCGTCTTTGTTTATTGCGTATTCGAATCCGTGTACTATCATTTGTTTAATAAAGTTTCATTTGGTACGTTATGTATGCAGTTGGTGTGGTTATCTGCAACCATTAATCTGTAAGGCTTACCTAACCCTTGTGCAATACTTAAGCATAAAGACTGGTTACAACTCAACACTTCTGCTCCGTTAATTAGTTGAGCAAGCTCCAAACAATTATCGGTTCTAAAATATCCTAATCCTTCAAACGGGCCTACCATGTCTTTTTCTTCACCAATGAAGTAAACCTTTTTATATTTGGTTTGTAAATATTGGACTTCTTTTGTCCAAT